AACTTCTTCGCCAGAGTAGCGGGAACAGTGGTTCTGGTTTAAGACCTGGACAAGGTGGTTTTGCTGGTGCACTTGAAGAAGGCATACCAGATTATACTCGTGACCCTGCTGCGTTTAACGCATGGGCTGCACGAAATGGTCTTGGTAAGAATGTCGGACTTAAAGGCATGAGAGTAACAGCAACAACTTCTGCTCCAAGTCGCAAAATACTCTAAAATATGCCAACTAAAGGAGAATTATAATGGCTTATGTATTAGGCGGTCCAAATAACGAAGCAGATGGCTTCACAACCGCAATCGCATCTTTCGCACTCCGTGCTATGCACGAATCAATCGGTCTTGTCAACATGACCAATGTTGTAACACCAACACAAGGTAACGAGTTCCTCGTTCCTAACTTCGCTCCAATCACTTATCAGGACTACAATGCTAACAGCAATGCTGGTACTTGGGGCACAGGTAACGCAAATGTTCAGAACCCTTCACTTGGACAAGGTTCTATCACAGCAACTCCAGCAGTTGCTTCAACTGCATTTGATATCTTCTACGGCTGGACCACTTCGTTCCAGTTGGCTGCTACTCTTGGTGGTGAACTTGGCGAATCATTCGCTGAAAAAGTTGACCAGCGTGTAACTGCTGCATTCTTGGATTTCAAATCAACTGTAGACAACAGTTTTTACCCACAGTCTGCTGACGGTTTCTTCCGCGTATTAGAACTTGGTGCTATGGAACTTCTTGCATCAGGTGTAAACGCAACTAGTGCAGTTGCTGGCTTCACCTCAACCGAAGTTCTTGAACTTGTTCGCAATGTTAAGCAGAACTTCAAGGTTGCTCGTATGCCAGGTGCTCCTGTCATTGTACTTGACTCAAACGGCGATGACGGCGTAGTTGGTTCTACCCTCACTCGTTTGCTAGGTGAATTGACCGGTGGCGCTGTTTCTCAGTCAGGTGGTTCAAACCTTTCTGCATTGGGTAACGAATTGCTACAGAGCGGCAAGATTGAATCTGTATATGGTTGCCAAATCATGTTCACAACCTTCTTGCAATCAGCAAACCGTCCTATCGCAGGTCTCGGAAACGGTGCCTATGATGTACTCGTAGGTGCATACTTCGGTGACAGTGCAATCTTCACTGTTATGAAGGAAGGACTACAGTTGAAGTCAGGTGAAACTCCTGGTGGTCTCCAGATGTGGTTGACTGGTGTCGGATACTTCGGTTCTGGCGTTGGTGACCTTCGTCGTGGTGGCGCTATCAACATCGTTCAAGCCTAATCTAACTAGGGGGAAGCAATTGGGCTTCCCCCATATTCAGGGAAATATAATATGTCAGTACCATATCAAAGAATCTCAAATGCAACTGTAGTAGACATTGCCTTCTATGATCCCGCCGCGGAGCGTAGGGCTGCTGCACTTGATGTTGATTGGGAACCATATTTCAAAGTAGGAAGTCAGGAATGGCTTTACAAAATGGAGTTTGGTTGGTGGCAAAACTATTGCGATACGGTTATCGGTGCATATTATTATGACAATCTGCCTAATGGTCAATTGATTTCAAGTTTCAATCCGAATCTTCTAATCAAGAATGACCAGACACTTATTCGTTTAGACTGCTTCGGCGCTATTCTCGTCTTCTATGAATCATTAGTTACTGATGTTTCAAACATGAACGAGGTAGATTTGCAGAACTTCAACTTTGCAAAAGAAAGAGCATATAACGAATGGATTAAGGCTGGAGAATTAAGTAACTGGTATGACTTGTTTCAAGACGCTCCCAATGGTCCAACGACTAAATTGGAAGAAAACTGGACAGCAGATCCTAATTACTTTAATGGTGATCGTAGGTACTTCTAATGGCAAGTACTAAAACTTCACCAGCCTTATTGCTAAACAGACCTCTTGTAAACGATGCTGAGATTACTGCTGCATTAAGATTTGCCATTCCAAAAGAATGGAATATTCCTATCTACGACGAATTCCCTAGTGATGAGTCAAAGGTAAGATACGGTCTTTATGTAAGCACGGTGAACACATCAAGTAGAAGTGTAAACCAACTCGGTGTGCAGTATTGTGGTGCATACTACAATGCTGTAGATAATTTTGAAATTATCTATGTAAGTTTTCAAAAGGATCCATATGAAGTAAGTGTAGTTGACATTGTTAACAATCTTGTTACTTACAAGATTGATGGGGTGCAATTATTTGACGGTTACTTTAGCCGTACATATGATATGTCTTCAGAATACGGACCAACAAGAGCAGAAGTTTATACCTGGGTATTTAATTTGACTAGACTAGAATTTAACACATAACGCCAATTAAGGAGAAATTACAATGGCAAGAATTACCACAAATACAACCGGTACACAGCCTCACTTATATGTAAGTACTGATACCGCAAATGTCGCAAACGCCGCAATTAGCGTAATTTGCTTACAAGACATTACTATCACTAACTCAACTGGTATCTTCAGTTGGACAGACTTCTGCTCCATTGATACTAACAAGGTTACTACACCAGCAGACAACGAAATTACAACCAATGTAGTTTTGGACGCTGAAAACTGGTTCGGTAACGCAAGTGCTAGTAACACTACAGCCGCATACAACGGTATCTCAGGTCTCTCAATCAATAAGATTCCTGTTTCGTTCCAGATTGTTATGAACGGCGATGATACCGCAAATGGCGCTTTCTATTACGAAGGCGTTGGATACATCTCTGCACTCGCACCAACAGTAAGTCCAGAAGCACCCGTTTGGGTGTCTCCATTGACTCTTGCAGTTGATGGTGATATGACTACCGGTCAAATCTAATGAACTGGGGGAGGTAAAATCTCCCCCTTTTCTAACAAATGAAAGAACAAATCATGAACGATGAACCGGTCTGGTTAAAGACAGACGAAGAAAAGTTGCGTAGTCTAATCGGAGATGAGGCAAAGATGATGCCCATGCTTGATAACATGATGGCTACTGTAAAGCAACTTAAAGCAAAGCAAACATTCCGTCTTGCATTGCTCAACCAACTGTTAGAATCCAAAGATTCTGACTAAATACTAGTGAAAATAAATTAAGGAGAAAACAAATGAAACTTTCACAAATCGCAGCCAAACCTAAACTAATTGAAGTATCAATTGATGATGAAGAAATCATCAAGGAATACGAAGAAGCCCTAACATTCTACACTTGGGACCGTCAACCTATGGATGTGTTCACAAGAATGGCAAATCTCAGCGAATCAAACGATGTTGCTGGCTTGCTTGACATTGTTAGAACACTTGTACTTGACGAAGATGGCAAAGAAATCTTGACTAAAGAAAGCACATTGCCTACTTCAGTATTGATGAAGGTTATTAGTAAGGTTACGGAACACTTGGGAAAGTAACAGGTGATGAACTGGATGTAAAGAGTCAGAAAATGCTATCCATCATGCAAATAGATGGGCTAGCAAAACGCTACGGTAAACTACCAAGCGAAATAATGAGTGAAGCAAATACATTTGATTTGTACATTATTGACGCAGCAATGACTTACGAACAGTATCATCACAAGAAAGCAATGAATAAGGGGCAAGAACCCTTAGACAACTACACAACAGAGGATCTGTTGAAAATATATAACAAGGGTAAACAAAACAATGGGCCGCGTAACACTAAAACTAGTTAAGAATACAATGACACCTAGTTTGCTACGCATTAATAAAGCCCTTGATAAGTTACCAGCAGAAGCACACAAAGTCTTTAAGGGCGAAACACCTATTAAAACAGGTAACGCAAAGCGTAGAACTCGGTTGCAGGGTGAAGTCATTAAAGCCGACTATAACTATGCAACCGAGTTAGACGCTGGTAAAAGCCGTCAAGCACCTGCAGGTATGAGCAAGCCTACAGAACAATACATCACTAAGCGTGTTAAAGCAATAATGCGTAAGAAATAAGGTAACAGAGTATGGCCAGTTTAAAATATACAGTAGATGTTGATACCAAAGGTGCTAGAAGTAGCATTGCCTCACTAGAACGAAGCCTTGGTGGATTAGGCTCGTTTATTGCTGGTGGTTTTGCAGTTACCGAACTTGTACGATTTGGTGATGAGTTAATATCATTACAAAATAAACTAAGAGCCTTTAGTGGTAGTCAAGCAGAGGCTAATGCCAAGTTTGAGCAAATTGCTGCTATTGCTGGTCGCTCTCGTAGTGAACTTGGTGCAGTCGGTGACTTATACAATAAGATGGCTATCGCTAGTGCTGAACTAGGATACAATCAAGAACAAGTTGGCAAAATGACCGAGACTTTCACCAAGTCACTTAAGGTCGGTGGTGCTACTGCTGAACAATCTGCTTCTGCTATCTTACAATTCAGTCAGGCAATGGGTTCTGGCGTTCTTCGCGGGGAAGAGTTTAACGCTGTATTTGAAGCGTCATCAAGTACGATGATGGACTTAGCAAAAGCCTTAGGCGTGCCTGTAGGACAAATGCGTAAACTTGCCGAAGAAGGCAAGTTAACAAGTAAGGTAGTAGGTGATGCTTTACTTAAAATGCAACAAGATGTTGATCAGAAGTTTGCTAAAACTACTTCAACTGTAGGGGAAGCCTTTACTAATCTTAAAACAGCAGCCGGAATAGCATTTACTGAACTGGGAACTGAGCCAGGTATCGGTAAAGGAATTGCTGATATTGCTGCTTCACTAATAACTTTAACCGGCGATGTTAAACAACTGTCGGTAGTTATTAAAGAACTAGTTGAAGTTCTTACTATACTGGGACTTACCTTTGTTGCTATTAAGGCTGTTGCATTTATTAGTCCATTATTAGTATCTGCAAGTGCAGGTGCAACAAAACTATCTGGCGCCTTTGCTGCACTTATAGCAGAAGGTAAAGTATTACCCACTTTATTTGGTTCAATAAAGAGTGGAGCAGGTGGTTTGGGTGCAAGATTAGCAAGCGCATTTAGTTTAACTGCTATTAAAGGTAGCATTACAACTATTGTAAATCTTGGTAAGAATATGGCAATGTTAATTCCTATAATGCTAAAAACAGGTAATATCTTTACTGGTGTTAGAACAATTATCGGCGGCGTAATCGGTATATTTGGTAGACTTATTGGGGTCTTGCCATTAATTCTTAAAGGATTCTTAAGATTCATTCCTATTGCGGGTTGGATATGGACTATTTGGGAAGCAATTGATGCGCTACTCAAATTATTCACCGGCAATGGATTAATATATTATCTTGACCAAGCAGCAACTTCTATTGACAACTTCTTTGAAAAGTTCTTAGGAGTAAGAATCATAGATTGGGTTCAATCTAAGATTAGTTCTTTGATGGAACAATTAAGAGGATTTGCTGAATACCTTAATATTCTTGATAAAAAGACGCCCAAAGGCGGCAAAGGTGGCGGCAGAGAAGCACAAGGCGGTGCAAATCGTGCAGAAACAGATGCGTTTGATGCTTCATTAGGTCGCAGTAAAACTACAACACCGGTATTAACTGTTGGCGGGAAAAAGACCGGTAGTGGCAAATCTGCTAAAGAAATTGCTAAAGAACAAGCCGACGCACTTAGAGATGTTAAGGATGCTGTTCTTGAAGTCACTAAAGCATTTAATGAAAGTTCAAAGGCTCGCTTAGAAGATTTAGACTTCCAGTTTAAGTCGCTTGGTATGAGCGAAGACCAAGTTGCTCTTGAAAGCCAACGCCGCGATATTATTCGTGAACAAGCGTCCGCTATTGCTGACCTTGATGCAAAACAAAAAGATATTCAGCAAAATGAAAGTCTTTCCGCAAAAGGAAGAGAAGAAGCACTTGCGTTACTTGCACAGCAACGAACTGCAATTGATGCAACAGCAGCCGCAGAACTTGCAGCATCAGAAAAAACATTACAAGCAATTCAAGCCGAAAATATTAAGCGTGAACAAAATCTTAAATTGATGGAATTAAAGCAACAAGCAAATAGTAATAGAGCCGCATTACAGAATCTTGAAGACGAACTTACACTGATTGGATTGTATGGTGACAAACTTGATGAAGTTACAGCACAAATACAATTGCAACAAAGACTTCGTGAGATTGAAGTTGAGTTCCAAAATCAATTACTTGCACTTGAAGAACAAAAGTTAAAGTTAGGCAAAGAACGCTATGAGATGGAACTTGCGATGCTTCAACAGGGCAAGGCGCAAGCAGTTGCCGCTGCTACTGCGACCGCTGCCGCACAAAAGAAGGTTGATGACGCACAAAAGAAATCAGAACGAAATGATGTTGGCGCTGCACTTCGTAAAAGGTTTGAAGAACTTGAGCGAAGTGTTGACCCAGCAGTTACCGCTCTCCAAGGGCTTGACAGTCTATTCGGTAATATGACTTCAGCACTTGATAACTTTGTTGAAACTGGTAAACTGAAGTTCGGTGACTTGGCTAAATCTATCATCGCTGACCTTGCTAAGATTGCATTGAAGGCTGCTGTTACTAAGTTATTCACACTAGTCGGTAAATCAATCCTGGGTAAAGCAGCAGGTGGTCCTGTTATGGCGAACAAGCCATATGTCGTTGGTGAACAAGGTCCAGAACTATTTGTACCAAACAGTGCTGGTTCTATTATGACTAATGCATCAATGAATAAAAATGCAGGTGCTGATTCTGGAATGGGTGCAACAGTTACTAACAATTATATCACCAACAACATTAGTGCAATTGACAGTCGTTCAGTAGCACAGATGTTTGTTGAGAATCGCAAGTCTTTACTTGGAGCATCAATGATGGCTCGTAAAGAAATGCCATACGGAGGTTAATAGGAATATATGTCAGGATTACAAACAATAATTGACAGATGCAATGGATTGAACATTGACCGTCGTAAGATGGTTGGCATTCAGTACACTCGCAACGAGTCACCAAGAACAAGTCAAACTCCAACATTTAACCCTTGGCGTTTTGTGTTAGACATGCCTTCAAGTTTGCGTTACTATCAAGCAAGAGCATTGCTAGAACAACTTGATACACTAGACCGTAATACACCACAAGTTGTTACATTTGGTAACAACCCTTGCTTATCTTGGATATTCAAATATCAGGGTAGTCTAAGCACTACGCAATTGAATGGCATTACAGTGCAGTCATTTGTAGGTAATCAATTAGTATTGACTAATCTTCCAGTAGTTAGTGCAAGTCGTGTAATGTTTGAGCCTAACGATTTGATACAGATTGGTAACTTTACATTTCCGTTTACAAGCACTACGCAAGTAACAAGAGGTACTGATGCAACTGTTACTGTAACGACCAATAGACCAAACATAATTACATCTAGTGTTGTTGGACAAAATATTATTGTAGGTAATGCGTGTAGTTTCTATATGTTCTGCCCAAATATGCCTACTTACAAGTTAGTACCTGGCGGCTCAGCAAAAGAAAATGGTGTAACAATTAATAATGCATTAATAGAGTTTAGTGACTCATTCAATTTATTTGAGTGGGTGAGCGCCGCATAAACAAAGGAACAAATCATGAGTATGAAAAAACAAATTAATCACGCTGAAAGGCACAAATATCATTGCCAGAAAGGCAAAGCGAAGCAGCGCGGAATACCTTTTGAATTAACATTTGATGAATGGTGGGATATTTGGCAACAGTCTGGTAAGTGGGAACAAAGAGGATGCACTGCTGGTGGATATGTAATGAGCCGTAATAATGACGAAGGT